TGATAATATCACTTACGATCAGTCAGGACTGGAATACATGGTTAACTTCTACTATCAGATTTATTCATTGGCATTTGCTATCCCTGAAGAAGCGATTGACGATGGACAAGGTTACAATTTGTTAACTCAGTTTACTGATCACTTGGGTCAGGCTATGACAGAAACCCGCGAATGGAATGGCGTTAACATGTTTAACTATGCATTCAATCCTGGATACACCCAAACAGGTGGTGACGGTCAATCGTTGATCTCTGCTAATCATCCAACCATCAGTGATGGCAATCAATCGAATTTGTTAAATGTGTCATCTATCATTTCTCAAAGCTCTATTGAGCAAATGTTGATCCAAATCCGCCGAGGACGGGATCCACGTGGTAAATATATTAACTTGAAACCAAAGAACTTAATTGTTGCTCCGGCGCAAATGTACAATGCTCAAGTTATTATGAAATCCATCTTACGTAGTGACACTGCCACGAATGCCATCAATCCGATTGAAGGTAGCCTAGGCATTCATGTGTTATCTCGTTTAACATCCGACTACGCTTGGTTTATCCAAACCGAGGGAGCTCAGGGTGGCGGGTTAACAATGTACTGGCGTGACAAAGTTAAACGTGCAAAAGAATCCGACTTCAACACGAACTCTCTTCGCGTAAAAGTGAATGAGCGTTATGGTATGGGTTGGGTTGATTGGCGTTGTATCTTCGGTTCACCTGGAGTATAAACATTAGCCCCGCTTCGGCGGGGTTTTTCAAAGGAAAAAAAAATGATCAAGAAAACAGTAACGTTATTTGATTCGGTGTGTGCAGAGGCAGATTTCTCCCAACGTGACCCGTATCACTTAACAGCGAGCGCTCATGTGTTAGTTAAAGATACGCCATTCGTTCTTAACGGCGGTGGGATTTTAACGGCAGTTATGCCAATTATGTCTCATGCCAACATTTTATCTGCAGCGATTTTTGTAAATGGAGTTGCGTTGGCGGCCACGCCTACATTTAATGCATCGTTGGTTTCTAACTTAGGTACTGAAACAGCCAACAATTTGTTAGCAGGAAAAGTACTTACGTCAGGCAATGCCAACACGTATAACTTGTTTAACCCGGCTGACATGGGGGCTTACTCTCAGTTAACGAATACAGGTAGAGACGTTGTAATTACTTGTAGCTCAGCGGCGGCGGTCGTTGTGCCAGCAGGGTCGATAGTTACTCTACGTATTACATATTTCTGCAACATCAGCGATTAGATGATATAATGAGTCCTATACTTTATAGGACTCATTATTATGCCAACAAAAGGAAATCTAGGGCAAGACCCTAACTCTCAAGAATCAGCTAGGGACACCCAGTCCTACATCAGTAACCTAGTGGTTATCCCCGTTGAAGAGGGTATCAACCCCGCTCAAATAACTCTTTCCAACAACCCCCAATTCCAGGATTACGTTCTTATCACAACCCCCGAAGGGATAACCTACAAAGCCACCGTGGGCTCCTTATCTGGTGACATTAGCGGCGCCCTTGCAATATTCGCCCGCAGCACAAACGGGACGATCCAACAAGTAGCACCAAGTTCTTACGATCCAATAACCAGGGAGATGTACCTTCAGATCGACGGTGTTCCGCAGGTGCAATCAAACTGGGGTGAGTTAGGTGTAAACGACCCTTCGTATATCCGGAATAAACCAACTATCCCAGCGGCACAGGTGCAATCTGATTGGACTCAAGCAAACTCTGGTGCAGTGGATTATATCAAAAACAAACCAACGATACCAGCGGCACAGGTGCAATCTGATTGGACTCAAGCAAATTCTGGCGCGGTGGATTATATTAAAAATAAACCAACCTTACCTAGTGAGGCAACCACTACCACACCCGGACTTGTAACGTTAGCCACGCAGCAGCAAGTGCTGTCCGCAGACCCTTTGGCTAACAAGGAGGCGGTCACTCCATCTTTAATGAATTTTCAACAACAGGGAACTGGCGCTGTATTATACCCGCTCGTTAGTAAGATGCGGCAAACCGTCTCAGTTAAAGATTTCGGCGCGGTTGGCAATGGAGTTGCTGATGATACTGCGGCTATTCAAAATGCGCTTAATGCGGCCAGAGTTGTAACTTTTCCGGCCGGTGAATATCTTGTAACTAAACCGATTTTAGTAAATAGTTATAATTATTTAGTAGGCTCTGGTGGAACTATTGAAGCCCCAGACCTATATAAGCTTACAAATGGCAGTGTTTTTTATATTAATGGTGTTCAAAATCAAAAGTACGATATAAAATTTATTGGACTTACATTCAACGCAACAATTGGGAACTTCGCGCAACACTGCCACGTTATCAAAGTTCATGGCGTTACTGGACTTGAGATCGCTGGCTGTAAATTCTATGGCTGGTGTGGTGATGCAATATACATGCCTGGTCAAGATGGTGTAACACCAGAAAATCACAACTACAATGTCAGCATTCATAACAATGAGTTTAATGGGGCTGATTATAACAATCGACAAGCAATCACAATTAATGATTGTGTGGGGTTCTCAATTAATGATAACTATTACACGCGCTGTTCACGCTCTGATATGCCTGGCCCAATAGATTGTGAGCCAGATTATACCAACACAGTTTTGGAAAACGGCACCATTAGCGGTAATAAATTTGTTGCGGTGGGGGGTAGTGTTGGATGTATCGGGTTAATCTTTGGAATTGGACCTACTAACTTTCCAAATAATATTGTTATTTCAAATAATATTCAAACAGGATCCACGCGGCCTGGCACTCAATTTATATCATTCACAGGCGACGTTCCAATATCTACAAAACCTTTTGTTTCTATATTAGGTAATGATTCAGATAAAGGTATTGTATTTGGTGCGGGGTTACAAAGAAATATTATAATAAGTAATAATAATATAGATGCTGTAACTTCTTATAATAATGCTGGACTCGAAGATATAAAATGTACTGACAATAATTTTCACGTTTTCTCAATCCAAAACACAGTTTGCAATCGAATGTTATTTAGTGGAAACACTATTACACAACAACCAGGTAATACATCTACGGCGGTATGTAATATCAAAGGGACAAACTTAACAGTAATAAATAACACTGTTACAACTAATCAGTACGGGATTAGAGGGATGGTAATTTTGTCACCTGATGGTTCTGCGGGTGCATTGACAAATATTTTTACAGGTAATAAAACTGATAAACGAAATACTATTCATGCAGCTATTACCGATGATACTACAGAATTTAATAGTGATGTAGCTATTTCATTTAATACCCAGACGTTACCAAGTCAATTTCCCACTGGTATTTCAACTGCTTATTTGAATGGCGACACTGGAGTTCCAGCAGGAATCGGATCAACTCAAGGACTGCTAACTAATTACAAAACTAGCCCTACTGCACAAACTTGGTATCAGCAATTCGTGCCATATTCCATCGCGAGCAGTGGATATAATGGTAATTTTTATCAGCGATATAGAGATCAAAATAGTGATAGTTGGACTACGTGGTATAAATTTTCTGGCTCAGCCGTAATTTAATTTTTTTGGAGTAAGTAAAATGGCATTAAGAAAAAGTGTAATACTTGATAATGGATTAGAGGCTAGTGATGCATATTGTGTGATTGAATCGATTACAGTGAGTGCTGCCAACCAAGCGGTGGGGGTTATTAGATTTTATAAAGATCAGAAAGCTTTTATTGCAGGGCGACCAGCATTTCAAGAGCAGTTGTTTGATTTTGTGTATGATGGCGCAGATTTGTTTGAGTCTGCATATAGCAGAATAAAAACTCATCCAGATTTTATAGGCGCAATTGATTGTTAATTCATGCTTGCTAAAACAGATCGCTTTGAGCATGATGTATATCAAGCCAAGATGCAAGGCAATGAACCTAATGAGTTTGATGCTTGGCGAGCCGAGTTATTAGACGTTGCACTTGGTGATAATAACATTATGCCAACCGCCCCCGAATTTATGAATAAGTTTTTACAAATTTAGGGTATAATATCCATATACTCTATAATTAAAAGGATTACAATATGATTAGAACTCTTTTTTACGGTATGATTCTAAAATCAGGGGTTCCAGCCTTAGTGCCGGTTGACTCCGTGGCAGATCTGAATGACATACCTCTTTCGGCAAATTTTGCGGTTTCCGCAAATGTCCCAGTGCAGTACCCATACTCACTAGGTGTTGAATTGTCTGCCGGGTCAACTGGGTCAGGAACGTTAATGTTTTCAATTACATCGTTTTCTAACCCAGCCACCTGGGTTGACGTTCAACCTGTCGCCATCGCGGCGGGTACTTTCGCGGATGGGACACGGTCGTTATTTGTTTATAATTTACCGACTGGCGCAGCACAGTGCCGTATTTCATGGACATCCTCTGCTGCGAGCACGGGTACAGCCAGAGTTTTACTTCGTATAACCCCTCAAGGATAAATCAAATGGTAATAAATTTTAAGTCCCTGTCCTCTGGTTTGAATGCGCAGCTGTTGGCCAAGGCAAAAGCCGATGAGGCGCAGCCTATTAAAAAACAGGCAACTAAACAACCCGTTAAACAAAGTAAAACAAAGGCGGTTAATAATGTTAATTAATTACACTGAAACATCAAATCCCGATAGCGGAGCGACATCCTTATCGGTTACATCTCCTGATTCATCAGTTACCCAAATTGGACAAAGTTCATATAATCCAACTTTAAAAAAATTATCTGTTGCATTGCAGGCGTCTGGCACAGGTGGGACACCGACCCAAGTTGCAACCGCCGTGGATAATGGCGGCAGCAGCCTAAAAAATTACGTTCGGATTACGTACCCATCTGGGGCGGTATTAAGTAATGACACAGTACAAACGGGTGCAATTTGTATTGAATTACCTGCCACACAAATAAATGGCGAGTTAATTATAAAAATGAATGTAACTCTGTATAATTTCTCTGCTAGTTTCCCGTCCGACTTAACTATTTCGATTGCGGGATATTTCTGGAAAAGTAGCCCAACCCCTTGGATAAATTGCTATGCGACTACATTTTCATCAGTGCCATTTGACACTCCAGTTACATTCGGGATTAGTGCGAATAATCGTCCGTGCGTGTACATCGGCAAAACAACGACAGCATGGGCTAATTCACTTAAAGTATCAGTTGATTTTATTGAAGCTGGATGGATTACTGCAACCATTGCAAGTCTATCAAGCGGCTGGAATATTAGCATTGTATCAGCTATAACAGCATCGACATATACCCAAGAGTATTTAGATACATTGATTGATTCAGGTGTGCTCAATAATGAATTACCAACTCTAGATGCTCCGATAGTATTAAATAACAATTTAACTGCTGCAAGTGAAGTGGCTGGATATGATAGTGCTGGCAATTTAGTTCTAGAATTAAATAATGCTGGTGGTAAATTACCTGGTGTAGTAACCGCAGCTACCGCAGCTAAAGGCGTTCAAACTGAGCAACTAGCGACATTAAAATCCATGTTTGATAACGGTATTAATTACCTCTCATCAAAATATAGATATGTTGACAATGTGGGTGGTTTAGACACCAATAATGGTAGTTATAACGCACCATATAAGACAATGCTTTACTCTGTCACCAACAACCCAACTGGCACAATTCACGTGTTAATGGGTCAATCAGCCGAAGCTGCATTTAGCATTCCAGCCGATAAAACCAATATTGATATTATTGCTCAAGGTACTCGTTCAGCGTTAAACGGGTTCACTAATAAAGTTACGGTTCTCGGAACTGGTGCAGGTTCTGTGCGCTTCCAAGACTTAAACTTTGGCGGTGGTCTAACTCGTGCTGCAACATGCACATGTGGTATCTATGTGTATGATGGTTCGATTGGTTCTGCTGGATTTACCAATTCTGGTAACGGTTACACTGAAATATCACAGACTGATGCGAGTAATGGAGTGAATAATATCTCAGCTGGTACTACTGTGTTCTACGGTGGTAAGGTCTCAGCACCTTTGATGACTGGAGCTGGTACTGTAGTAACCTTTGACAATGTTGGAACTGTCAACGGTAACGCTGCTATTGCATCTGCTGGAGCAACGCTGTACATGTTTGAGACCAACTGGGCGGCTGCTGCATCTGGTCATGCAATATTATGTGCAACTGGCACAGTAATAACAATGCAAGGATGTAATTTCGTTAGACCAAATGGAACTTTAGCAAGTATTAGTGTAGCTAACTACGACATTCAAAATACAGACTTTGATAAAGCGAATAGTGTTTTGGGTACACACATAGGTAACTACGATTGGTACGCTAAACTTGGTTTGCTTAACGCTGATACGGTTACCACTGCAAAAAAAATGTTAGTTCGTAAAGTCACTGGTGAAATTGCTGAACAAGTTATACCGGTGATAGACCAATCTTACCAGTTCAACGTACCAGCTGGTACGTTGTACTGCGAAGATGATAACATGATACCTCAAGTTATGGCCATGCGGAATTCGTTAGGTGAAATTCAGGATAAACAAAAGGCGCTGGTGGCGACGGGTAACGCGTTATCACAAGTTGACCAAGTGTTTAGTTTAAGCTATAATGCTGGGCAGACATTAGTGTTAAGTGGCGAGGTATCTATTTATAATAATGTAGCGATAACATCGGAAAACTACATTGCTACTGCACAGGTGATTGGTAGAACCATTACTGGTCAACTAGTTAACTTAGGTACATCTACTCAAGTTGCGATGTTAAAAGCGGCTTATGCGTACAATTCTATCCCATTCTCATGTACACACACCACTGGTACTAGTATGGTGGCGATCGGGGTTAGGGTAACCATTCAATACCCACAGATTAACGATACGGCAATTGTTGATACGTTGTTTATACGAGCCACAGTTAGTTAATTTTAAAAAGGATTTTAAATTATGAGAATTAAAGCCGAACTCATTAAACTTTTAACTGGCAAAAGTAATTTGTTAGATGAGTTGACATTTATACTAGCTACATTTACACTCATTATTGGAACTTTGATTGTCATTAATAGCATAAGCTTACCCCATGTGTTAATTGGGGCGCTAATTATGCTATCAGCGATACTAAGCGTTTTAACTATTGTTGTACCGTTTCCAAAAATGCGAGATTATACAGACATTGGCTCATTTATTATTCTAATGTATGGGTTCGTTAAGAGTGATAGTCTTACCGCAATGACAATTGCATATCAATCAGTAATCGCGTTAATCATAGTATTCACAACTTGGAAATTTGCAATTAAGCACTTGTATAAAAAGCGTGGTGAATAATGGAGTTCTTGCATGAGCTTCTAACTTGGCTAAGTCAAGAGGGACTAGCGCGTGAGGGATTATATATTATGGGATTAATTTTACTGGTAGCAGTAATGAATGGAAGCGCTAAAGCTTTGGTTGATTTTATTTTAAGAAGGGAAAAAGAATGAAAAAAATCAGTAGAGTTAAATCGCATCTATGGCAAGTTGCCATGGGTGATTATGGCACAGCTCATGTTTATAAATTTGTCTTGGCATTGCTGTTTATTGCATTAGGCGTATTCGCTGCAGTATCAAAACAACAAGAATTAGTGCATTTAATTATTAATGGTTCAATGATGTTAATTGGAGTATTATACTTATTAGTAGTTTTAGATAAAATAACTAAAATTAGTCATAAAGCATTAATTGAGTATTCAAGTATTGTTTTGTTAATTGTAAATCTAGCATTAAGTTTGATGGGTGAAAATGATAAAATGGACTCAATTAGTTATGGCGTGTTTGGTTTATTTATTTTATTACTTAGTTTACGGACGGAAGACAAAGATGGAAAAAATCATTGATAAACTAGAACCTATACATTTATTTATTTTGCTTTTAGTTGTAATATGTTTTTTCGGGTATACTTTAGTAAGGGGTATAGTTGTAAAATGGGGCGATAAAGAATTTGGAACTGGAATAAAAAATGATAAAAGCTCTAATTCTTAGTATAATCTTATCTGGCTGCGCGTCAGGGTATTATAACAGTGCTGCGGTAAGTGCAAGTTATTGCCATGGCACATACAGTCTAACTTGTGAATTTAAATAAGCCCCGAAAGGGGCTTTGACCAACTCTGGCATTACGTCCAACTTTAATAAGCGATATGATATAATTAGGTTAGTTTAATTTTAAAAGAAAGACCAATAATGGATCACAAAGTTAGCCAAGTTGGCAAAGAAGCCTTAAAATTCTCTGAAGGGGTAAGAGAAACCTGTTATTACGACTCCAAGGGTTTACCTACAATCGGGGTTGGACATCTAATAAAACCCACCGAACAACACCTTCTAACAGGTAGGTTAACCATGTCGCAAGTCGATGAGATGTTAACCCATGACCTAGCAGTAGTTGAAAACTGGATCAATGCTCATTGCAAATGGAGTAACCCTATTAACCAGAATGAATTTGATGCCTTGGCAAACTTTTTATTCCAGTATAATATCGATTCATCCAAATATACAAATACCCGTGCAACCATCATCAGTGGTAATCGGGATAAGATTGCGCAGGCTCTAATGCAGTTTGTGAATATAACAGCTGGCAAAGGTGACCAAAAACTGTTACCTCGCCGCATCCGTGAGATAAAAATGTTTAGAGGTTAAACCATGCAACCAAACAGTATGACGTACGATTCACTAGTGAAGTCGCTGGTATCCTACAATCAGCGTAAGAACGAAGCTGACTTCGCTGACTTTATCCCCCAGTTTATTTCTATGGCTGAGAATAGGTTAGCTGGTATATTCAAGAACCTTGGGCAGCTTAAGTATGTAAGTACCAACGAAGTGACTTCTACAATTAATAAACCAGAGAACTGGCGTTGCACCCGATCATTTAGAGTCAGCAATACCGTTACTGGTGAGACCAGAACTTTGTTAGAAAGAAGTTATGAGTTCATTAAGCAGTATGACTCTGAGGCGATTCAAGACTCACCACTTGAACTACCTAAGTACTATGGAGACTACGACTTCTATAATTGGGAGGTAACCTATATCAATCCATCATTGATAGGTAAACTCCATTTAGAGGTAGGGTATTATGAACGCCCGCCATATTTATCCCCTGCAAACCAGCAAAATTGGTGGACCCAATATTCACCACAATGTATCTTATACTCTGCGATGTTAGAGACCGCTCTATTCCTGCGAACCCCTGAGAACATTCAATACTGGGGAACTTTGTTACAACAATCCGTCTCTGAGATTTCTAAAGAAGACGCTAACAGAATTGTAGATTGGGCTTATGCGCTCAAAGGAGCCACCGAATGACACAATGGAATGATTCAATAACTAACAATCCACTCCCTTATAATCCATCTGGGATGGACTTCGAGTTGGCGCCTACAGACAGCTCGTTGTCTATAGAGCAGCTCACAACGGTAGCATACATTAAATGCAACTCACTTGCTGATAATCCAAAAGTTGTACTACCGGTCGATTTTAATGTTGGCTCACTTATGTTTATATCCAACACCGGAACAACCGAATTTACCTTAATGTCGGCTACTGGATTAAGTATAGTATTCATCCCTGCTGGCACGTTTTGGGTTGTTTCAAATACTCCGACGGAGTTCACTTATTCCCCTCTTAATATCGCCGTGAGCTATGTAGTATCCCCGTCAGCAATCGCAGGCGCGGGGCTCGCTGCGAACACAGACAACACGAAGTTAAACGTACAAGGGGAGGTGACCTGGGTAGACACTGAGCAGTACATCGACGATATATACACCCTGCCAACTTTAGTTAGCGGCGCGGCTTTTATTGGAATCAACCAAGGAGGAGATTGGATCCTCCCGGCATCAACCATTGACCAAGTTGGAATGATTCTCAACCTAAAGAATAGCTCTCCGTCTGCAATCACAGTTAAGTGCCATGCAGGAGGTAACTACGCCATAGATTTTGCTGGGTTAGAAACAGACCCATGGATGAACCAATCGGTTACGTTGTCACCTGACGATAGTCTGGTGCTAATGTACACTGGTCGAGGCCCACAGGACAGCAACCCTAAGGCGATGTATTATATTTTAAGCCATGACACCTCAGACAGTAACTTTGTTACAGAAACATTAATCGAGGTACCAACCAATGCTGCAGGGTCCATTCAGTTGCCGCCTTATGCGTACCTCAGGAATAGTTTAATCTTTCAAGACGTAAATCCTTCGGCTGCGTCCGCAGGCGATTTTATATTCACGGTGGCGAATCCAATTCCGCACATGTATTTCTTGTCCTCCAATCTAAGGGGGCTTGACTACACAATCACAGTCAAATTTTCAGGCGGCGGACAAGGCAAACAAGTTACTTTGTCTCCAGCTAAGTCATTCATAGCACTCACTGTTACCTCAGAAGGGTTAGTGTCGGTAGCCAATTAAACGGATTAAGGAGTACAACATGGCGGTTTCGTATGTAGTTAATGAGGTGTTAAACCTAAATTGGGCAAACGAAGATGGCCCGAACCCCATCGCAGACTATGTTTTTCTTACAGGCATAGGGAATGTTAATTTACCCGCCGTAAAAAAGGGGGCAAGCGGAACAATTTGGTGGCTCGTGAACAACGGTGGGGAAACCCTTGAATTTTTTTCAGGTGGCGAAAGTTTGTTAGCCCTACCCCCAGCCACGGCTTTATGTATCCAGTTGAGCACAGTGTTACTATCTCCGCTCGAATGCTGGAGACTAGTGACGACCCTTAGTGTCCCTGGGGTGCCGAAGTTTAACCAGTTGGCCCAAATTACAAGTGATGGAATTGGTCGGTCCTACAGGGGTAAATTAGAGGCCGTCTCACAGGTGGAGTGGGTGGAGACGGACACCGTGGTGGATGAGTTCCTCTCAGGGAAGATGTACTTATTTACAGCAGCGGTAAGGATGAGATTACCAACCCCCGCCGAATCATCTGCAGGCGGGTTCGTGTACTTGAAAAATGGGTCATTGGGTAGTGTTATCATAACAACTAACTCAATCAACACCCAGTTCGATGCAGGGGATAAGGAGCTGGTATTAGAACCGGGTGATGCTTGTTCGCTTATGTATACTGGTCTTGCACCACAGCCGGGAAGCGCACAGCCCAAGCGGTTTTATGTTAGGACCGGACGGTACGGTCAGCAGTCGAATCTCATCAGGGAATCGTTGATTACACTACCTCTATCCTTTACTGACTTAATCCCGTCCTCCGTCAAAACAGGGGCCACGCCCACTAATATCCTCACCTTCAAAACAAAGGCGTCTGTTTACGCCGTGGTTCTCAATACCGGGGCTGCATCATTTAGCCTGTACAAATGGGGCTCTACTAATTTTTACCCCATCACCACTATTGGCACACCTAACGCCCCAACAGAATTAACCACCTATACCTTAGTTGACGGCGGCCCTCAATTTCTTAGTATAATCAGTGCCACTAGCGACACCCTTAGTACGTATATTTTTGATGGGACTACGTTCGCTCCAGTAGGTGACCCGATTGGGACGCCAGCCAACCCTCGCGGGCTGGCAACTTTTAAAGATGGCGACGTCACCTATCTAAGTTTTGGGGCCAGCTCAGTAAATAAACTCATAACCTATTACTGGAGTGGAACCACGTTCGTAGATGCAGAGAACGCCCCGACTGTCCCCGGGGAGCCCAGGGCACTAGTGAGTTTTAAAGATAACCTGAGTCGCTTTATGGCAGTAACAAGTAAAACCGATGCGACTATATCGTTTTACAAATGGAGCACAATGAAGTGGGCAGACGTGGGGAGTACAGCCACCACCTCAGGGGCCCAAGCCTTACATTCCTTCACAGTTGGGTCGACTAACTTAATGAGTGCGGTGTGCGAGGGGAGTAAGCAGCTACTCACATACCGGCAGAGTGGAGCCAATTTAACCCTTATGGACTCGTTAGACGTAGTGCTTAGTCCCACTGCATCAACCAATTACACCTACGCGGGACGGGGGTTCACTTCGGTGGTTGGATCAGCTGCAGAAATCAGGTCATACCAATGGAATGGGGCTGGGTTTCAGTCTTTGCAGATCACGCCAATCGCCACGCCAGCGGCGGCCGTTGATTCTATTTCTGTGGGGACAGGTGTGTATGTCAGCACCACATCCCCCTCCACCAATAAACTAGCGGTGTACCAGTGGCTACCCCACTCCCTTACTATTGCGAACACAGTGCCTTTTACAAAACTGAACGCGAGTGCAATTATGTATACCATTAAGGGGACCCCTTTTCTGAGCTGCTTCTCTTCAGATGGGTTTCATGGGCATGGGATGTTAGAGTCGTTTAGGTGGAATGGGTCAGGATATGTTCAGGATGTGCCCACTACAACGGGGTTGAGCAATATAACAGCTTATTTAGCTGAGTTTGTTTCCAGTGATGGGTCTACGAACCTCATTATTGCAGACGGCCTTACCCCTAATGGGACGGTTTTAAGATGGACGGGGTCCAGATTTGAAATCTTGACCACGTTCCCCATTGTTATAGGTAACTTCCTGAGAGGAATGTACCGCTGGTACCTAGCTGGCGTGCCGTACATCTGCCTATATGGCAACACACGGTATGTGTATGTGTATGCATGGAGTGAGGGCGCAAAAACGTTCAACTTAGTTCAATCGCTCGATCTCGGGGGTGGTATAAACGGTTGGGCGGCGGCACATTACACCATGGGAGCGGTTCCTTACCTGAGTGTTTGTTGTGCACAGAATGGATTGATAAAGTCCTTTCAATGGAACGGCGCTTACTTTACAGACTCCTCTACATTTATTGTACCAGTGTACCAAGGAGGGTGTAATGACCCTGGGCCTGTCGTAGCCTGGGCTCAAGATGGCACGCAGTTCCTAAGCTTCACCACGGGGAATTTATCCCTGGGCGCCCCAAATATGTTCACGACTATAAAATGGAATCCAGACATTGGCAATTTTGAGGTTGTAGATAGAGTCAATGGCGATCATAGGAGTTACAGCGTGGTTAGCTACCTAATAGGCTATACCCGATATTTCTGCTTTAGCGGGCAAGGGGCTTCAACGTCTGTAGGCGCAGTATTTACCTACAAATGGAATGGTTTGGCAATGGACTTAGTTGAAAAAACCAACCCCACAGGGTTAATCGAAGAACTCTATACTTTTGTTAATGGGAATGAGCAATTCATAGGGGGCCTCAATAGCTCCCAGGTTGTGACTTATTCTTTTTCTGGGACGGTATCACTGGAGAAGATGAGCGAGATAGGTACAGATGTTAACCCGGTTGGGGTGACATCTTACCTGGTAGACGGGAGTCTCTACTTTAGTGTTATATGTAAAAACAGCAACAGATTAAACACCTTTAAATGGTCCAGTCTAGGCTTATCATTCATAGGCTATGTAGGGACGGACACCGCCCCAGGGTGGGTTATTAGTTATAACATAGATGGGTCCAAATACGTAAGCATAACTAACTCTGTAGCTAACACTATGGGGACATACTTATTTAGTCAGGATAAGTTAATTAAGGTTGGAAGCTTCCAGCAGACAGGGACCACCCCTCAACAACTGGTATCCTACGTGAACGAAGGGGTTTTTTATATAAGCACGGCTAATTCAGGCTCAAACACTTTGTCAACTTTTTATTGGGCGGGTGTGGATAAAGGGTTCCTCGACGCGGGGTTGCCTGCATCGAGTAGTAAAACAAAGCTAACCGGAGCAGCAACGTATTACGACAGCTCAACCGACACCGTTTATTTGTACGCTTCTTCGGTGAGAGATGCCACTATTGAGACGTATAAATTAGCTGAGCCGGCGTTTACTTTGAGTGGCGCACCCGTTTCAACAAGGGGGGTGAACCCATCGGCAATGGTGGGGCACAAAATTAACAATGAGACCTATCTCAGCTTAGTTAATACTGGTAGCAACAGCCTACAGACGTTTAAGTGGAACGGAGTAACCGCCGTGCCAGTAGGTGACCTGATTCAGACGGGGGCCACCCCTACATCCTTGTCGCAATATACCGCAGACGGGATACCATCTCTATCGGTAGTTAATAGTGCGGATGGCACATTTGGCACCTACAGGTGGAATGAGTCTCATTATGCTATTGAGTCAACCACCAAAGTCGTTGGGCCTCAGCCGTTTGGGGTAGCTGCGTTTACCAGTCCCTTAGCTGAGACCTTGGTTAGCGTAACTAACTCAGGGGATAACACTTTCGCTACGTACTCGTCGAATTTGCTGCCGCAGCGAACCCTGTCGCCTGACGTAGCCAGTGGTGAGGTTTTGGTGTTTACCGATCAAGATGGGGCAGTACCTTCGGCAGGGGAGTTCACAGTGTACATTCCTCGCTCCAGTCCACGGGTGTATCTGTTGAAATGCGTAACCAAGCTCCCTACTACGGTCGTGGTAGTTAAATTCGCAGAAGGAGCGGTCGACCAATCGATAACGATTAATAATCAATCGGGAATGGTGGCAATCCAAGTATCAGGCACCGGTGTGGTCCACCGTCTTTTTTCACCCCTTGGTGGATGAACCAAAAGGGCACTAATTAAACTAGTGCCCTTTTTATTACATGAAGTTCCAAGGCTTCCCCCTTTTCACCCTTCCCCTTCGTTCTCTTTGTCGTCTATATCAGGGAACCCGTGAGGTAGCCCATCAGGCGGTAGCCCGTTGCCTCTATACCGTAAATGTGGTGGGATATATTGGTTAATGGTCTGCTGTGCAGTTTTATACTCAACTTGATAGTCTTCCATATCTAACTGGCCCTCCTGCGTTTGAACAAGCGCAGCTTTGCCATCCTCTTGTACCACATACAATCTCGGTTTACCATCCACTATTTTTAGATATGACATCGGAACGATTTGATCTGGGCGCGGGTGGTCGAGGACAATGGGCACTAATCTTGGTTTCCAATTCACCCATGGGTTAGGACCATCTTGACAGGTCTTACAAACCCACAACCCCGGCATCGCCAAATCCTTCACCAAGTCGTTATACCTATACTTTTGTTTGCAGCGGTCACAGACGGCGATGGCCCCGTTACCTGATGCGAACCCTCTTGATACAGTCATTCCTCATCCTCCCCACCGTTGCTCACAGATCGAATAATCGAACTAAGTTTACTACGTGTTTCCGTGAGAGCTGTTAACCGCCCGATTACATAATGGTGACGCTCAAGGGTTACGGCAGGCGCCTGCGTAGCTAACTTAGTATACTCCTCAATCTCTTTATCTAAGTGCCGTTTAATGCTGTCTACAATCACTCCATTCATCTTGTATATCCTCTAATTTTAGTATAAACATTAACTGGTGCGCGATCGGTGTTGGCACACTGGGCTTCCATTTGAGCTTGGCGGGCTTCTTCCTTAAGCGACGGTATCATTTCTTTTGTCGCGCCTGGCATTAGATAACACAGTTCAACAGCCAAAAGTTTAACCACAACGTCCTGCGCCCAGATCGGCACGTCGATCCTACCTGACAGTATGTCCGGTGCGGCCATTTGATTCTCAACCCGCAGCACGCACTGCCAATCGTAATAGTTGATTGGTTTACCCCAGAGTGTGAACAGTGGATTCTTTTGTTTATTGAAATAGTACAGCAAAGGTTGCTGATATTGGTATTTCATCGGGTACGCACTGTAGTCATCGCGATTCATTTGAGACATTGGCAACTCAGTACAATTAGTTAAATTGGCTGGATAAGCGTGACGAAGTCGTAGGGTTTCACCTGTAGGGATGGATATGCGTACACCATTGTATAGCTGGGGTTTATTGTACTCCAGCCACACCCATGCACCATCGGAGTAGGTGGCGGTTGGAACCTGTTCGATTAGTTCCCAAGTTAAACCATAGTCTATAGTTCCCTCTATGGTTAACGTTACCGTCTGTTCTCCGAAGAAAAATAAACCTAAAGTTCCCAACGAATATGCTGCCTGACCTAAAAACAGGAGCTTGAAATAGTCTGTGGTTTCGGCGTAAGCATAGTAATCTTGGCGCTGCATTAGAAACGCTGGGTCCGTCCCACCTGTCGCCACATACTCAATAACGTTGGTCATTCTCCACTGGGCGTTGAGAATATTGTATACGGTATTTGACAAAGGGTACTCAATCTGGTCTTTGTTTAATCCTACAACCGTGCGCTTTACAGCCCATAATGGGAGGCCCTTATTCAGCATCCCCGCAAGGATAGTCTGAAGCTTGAGCTTACTATATTGTATAATAGCAGGAGTTATCCCGCCATCTTTAATGCCTACCATCATGGAAGCCATTGAGATGACGTTATCTACAGTTAATTCAATTCTTTGAGGTGTGAGAGAGGTATCCATAATTATTCCTTTAAACAACTCAAATTTTACCACGAGAACACTATGCCTAATCAAGATATTATATATAGCCTAAATCAGAAACCCGGGATTTGGCGGGACTGGACGCCTGTTTCATCACCAGGATACGTAGATGGAGAGAATGTGCGGTGGTTACACAGTAGGGCGAAAAAGATCGGTGGGTGCCGCCAGATCGCGGGTGTTGGGCTGACACCAAATGGCACATACCTAACAACCAATGGGCTGCCTTTAGCGGCAGACAGATCCAACATAGCGTTGACTGGCAACGTGCGTGCTATCAAGATATACCCGTATAATACCAAATACATCATAGTAGCCTGCACTGATGTAGATGGCGACTTCTCCCAATTGGATGCAGTTGACCCCTCAGTAACTTTAACCCCCTCTGGCGTATGGATAGGCCTATCTGACGATTCATTCGGGAGCAATGTAATTATGTACCCCGTTCGTCTCCAAAGGCACTTAGCCCTCCCCCCGGAGGGAGGCTCCCCAAAACCCACCGCATTTGGACCTGGACAGTATAATTGGTCTATCTCTATTTATGGCACAACTAGTGGTGGGGCGGGGGTCGACTCCCCAACCGCTCAAAACATATCAGAGTTATCAGCGCTGGGGTTAGTTATCCATGCGGAGTCAACCCTACAAAACCCCAATGATGGATCGAATGGTTACGTGTACTTTGGGACACTAAGCACCATGTTAAACTTTAACGCCTCCGCTAACTACGTAGCTGATCCAAACCTAGCGACTGTGCCAACAGAGGTGGACAAACGAGTGTCGCCTAAATATGTGTTTTCACCTATGATGTACCCGATTACGTCCGATCCAATCGGTGGAACGATACCGAGCCCAAACCCATACCTTAAGCCACTACCTGTCGATACAAATGCAGTCGTATCAACTTCAGACGTCTGGGTGTCGGGCGGCTCAATCACCACTGGGCCATTCTTGTTTGCCTATGGGAACAATGGGATCATCCGCAATTGCACAGCCAACTCCCCTGATTGGTGGTTTAACATGGGTAACCAGTATTACAACTACAACCCACAATTGGCCAACGATGTTAACATTGACAATTACAAAATCATCAAAGGATTACCGATTCGTAGTGGAGTGGCCCTATCCGCTGCATTCTGGACGTCTAACACGGTTCTGGTGGCGACATTTGTTGGGGCGCCCGCCATTTTTAACTTCTCTATATTAGATACAGCGTCAACTTTGCTTGCCGCTAACGCGGTGGTGGAGCACAATGGGATATTTTATTGGGTGGGGACAGAGCGGTTTTACAGCTCAAATGGTCAAGCCGTGTCCGAATTAGATAACAATGTTAACCTAAATTGGTTCTTTGACAACGCCAACTCCAGCCAAAGAGGAAAAGTCTATGCCTTCAAAGTGCCCCGTTACCATGAAATATGGTGGTGTTTCCCGAAAGGTAGCGCGACTGAATGTAACCATGCTATCATCTATAATATCAAAGAGCAAACTTGGTATGACACCCCGTTAGACCGCACAGCGGGAACTTATGATACTTCGTTTAATAAGCCCATCTTGGCAGGACAGGACGTCCGCACCACAGTGGACTCAATCGCTGCTGGCAGTGATGGGGTGATTTATCACACGGCCACAACTGCAGACTTGAAGGCTATATGGGTGCATGAAGAAGGATTGAACTCAGTGTCGACTAACGACGTCAACTCTATCCGGTCTTCTTTCACCACCGGTAACTTTGCGTTTACATCTGGGAGTCCTGATGCAGGCGGTCAGCACCTGCAAGGTAGTACAATGACCACCAAGTTAGATAGGATTGAATGGGATGGGTTTATCAAAGGAGAACAAACGGTTAATATTATCTCTCGACAATACCCTCATTCTGATGATATAATCACCAGTGATCTGGTTTTGGACTCGAAGATAAATACGTTTAACGAGCAGGGTGGTATTATGCAATTAAAAATAACCTCTGATGTAATAGATGGCGACTTCTTTGTGGGTAAACCATTTATCACAGCATTTACAACCGACAGAAGGAGATAACATGTCTGATTTAATTAATGGGTTACTCGGCAGCGGCACCCAGACGTACGCGGCGCCTACCGAGGCGGCGATTGGTATAACGAATAATAACCCCCCTTATAATATGTTCACTGGACTAGGGCAGGGGCAAACCGTGCCCGCTAATAACCTATATGGCACCGCAACACCGTGGGGACCGCAGGCGGCACTCCAACAACAGCAAATGATGGAACAGATTAATAACCCTAACTATGCGTTACAACCTCAGATGGCACAACCAACAGGCGCATTGGCAGGGTTAATGTCTGCTGGGCAATCTCAAGTTAACCCTGCCACAGCTGCAGCTACAGGGGTGACCAATCCAGCTACTCCGGCTCAGCAAAAACTAAGTGCAGCCAATATCCCTCAAGAAACCATGCAACAAGCGTTGATGCTTAGAATGGCTGGACGGGATGACTTGGCTAAACAGGTTTTAGCGCCATACACCGCACAACCAGAGCAATCAACTTTTGGTAAGTGGAAGGACATTTTAACAGGTAAAGAAAATAACAATCTTTCCGATGTTGAGGGAGGCGTGCAAGCAAGCGTACCAATCCTGGTTGCGTTAATGAAAGAGCTGCAGTACAACAAAAATATGGGGGGTGTCGCTAATATGATGGACAACCGGCGCCAGCAGGTATTAAATCAGATGAGTAACCGTACCGCAACAACGGTGCCAGGTTGGGGTCAAGCTGGGCAGGTGTTAAAATGAGAATGAATCACTATAGATTAATGGGCGGTCTAATGGGCGGCAAAGGCGGCGGCGGCGGCGGCGGCGGACCAACTGTTGTTCCTACCGAAGTCGAAACCACCCAGCGGCAGCTAATTGATCCGGCGATGGCGGCATACAGTAAAAACATGGCTGCCACTGGTGCAAACGCGATGGGTGGGGCGATGGGTAACGCGTCGGCGATGAACAACATGGCTCCGGGGTTGTATAACCAAGCTGGGGGAATGAACAACGCGGCGGCGGGCCTACAGGGCGCAGCGGCTCAATATGGGCATGACGCGTCTCAGTATAATACCAGCACGTTCCAGAACCAGTTCTTCAACCCATACACTCAGGACGTAGCACAGAATGCGGCTGAGATGGCGACCCGTAATTTTAACCAAATGACAGCTCCGTCATTACAAGGTCAACTTGGTCAATCAGGTCAGTTTAATTCTGGCCGTGGTGATATGGCGATGCAGCAAGCGCAACGTGATCAACAGTTTAACACCATGAATCAACAAGCTAGCTTATTGAACACTGGTTATAACCAATCTCAGCAAAATTATATTAACTCAATGGGTGTTGGGGTGCAGGGTGCGAATGTAATGTCTGGAGCAGCAAGTGGTTTAACCAATGCAGCCAATTCGGCTTACAATGCCGGCACATCAGCATCAGCGATGCCTGGACAAACCTTTGGACAATTCGCTGGCGGCATGGCTCAATTACCGATGAACAAGACCACGGAAGGCGAACAATCATCAGAATACTCTCAATACTAAGGATATAACAATGGCTAATACAGCACTCTCACTTGATGATATACTAATCAACCAGCAGGCTTCCGGGAATGGGAAGGTAAGTGACACTGCCTCCCCAACGAAGGCTATGCTGATGAATGCACTCATGAAACAAACCTACTTGCGGTCTAATGACCTAGGTGATGTATCCAGCACCGCACTAAAAAGAGCGGGTAAGAATCTGGATGCCTTACCTGACCAGCAGAATCTATGGAACAACTCCACTGCATATGCTCAACAGGCTGCCGCTCAACAGGCTGCGCCAGGTAGGGCATTTGGTTACGACCCACAGCAGGCTGCGTTCATGGAGACTTTATTTAACCCAATGAACCCAGAAACAAATGGACGCATGGGGACACGTCCTAATGCGATGGCTGGGTTAACTCAGCAGGCCTTGGCAGCTCAGTCATTGGCTGACCGGAAAGCCAAAGGGGCTGGCACGATGGCAGCGCTTTCGCTTGACCAGTTAGACCAGTCTAACCGGGTTTCCAATTCCCCCTTGGCCCAAATAGCGGCAAGCCCTGAGTTAATGAAACTGTATCCGTATATGAATACATTGAATCAACAGCAGCAATTGGAGTTTGTAAGAAATGCACAACCAATACTAGACGCAACAGCTCCTAACAATAAAGCGGCAGTTTGGGGTAATTTACTTCAATCCTCCCAAGACACCATGTTGACTGACAATAACTCATTGGTAAAAAGCATGCTGCCTGGACAGGTGTACAGCAGTGGAACAATACCAAATAAATTAGGGGTGCCTCTAAGTATAGGGTCGACAGTTACTACTGAAGTGCCTAAATTAAATGCCGCGCTGGAGAACGCTAGTCAACTCCCTAATACAGTTGCGAGATTAAATAGTATGAATAGTGCCTGGCAAGGAGTTAAAAATCTCCCTGCTGGGGTTACAACCAATAGCCCCCTTACTGGGGCCATGAGTACGGTTATTGATGGGCTTGTGCCTGGCATTAGTAATTTATTCGGGACCAAAATTAATGCCGGTGATTTAGAGTCGTTACAGCAGAAATTAATAGCAGCGGGGACTCCTCCTGATATTGCGCAATCCGCAGTCTATAGAGATAAAGATGGCACCTTAGTAATGAATAATGACGCGATGCGGGCGTCAGTGGCAACCTCTAAAAAAGGATTGTGGCAGTCAGTGACGGGGCAGGCGGCGGGCGGGTTCTTGGGTGATTACCAACAGTCATTATTAAAAGGCGGCCAGAATGACCAAGTAGCAGATACGCCCTCATACCTTCGGAAGGTTCAGGATATTACGCAAGGTTCACTAGGTAAGCTCACGATGCAAAAAGGGATCGGACTAAATGGTAAACCCTCTCAAACCCCAGAAGACGCCATTACAGATGTAATTGTTGTTCAAAATAAAGATGGAACTAAAACAATTAAACCAATTATTCAGATTCTAAACCAAGGGTCAATGAGAACGCAAGGTAACCTAGATGATTTTAGAAGCTCCGTTGAGGATTTCGCTAAAGATAAGAACACATTAACAGCAGCTGAAGCTGCGAAATGGGCGACGACCGCAGAGGGTAAAGCTGCTTTCAAGCAGATGCAAATTAACAATGGGATGGCCCCTGATTCGTCTGCACCGCCTGCGGATGCTACGGGTCAAAAAAAAATACAGCCAAATTCATGGATAGATAACATGTTAAACGCTAAATAATAAGGATACACAAATGGCAAAATTCAGTCTTAATGATATTGATGGTGGGTATGATGTACCTCAGGCCGCCCAATCCGCGCCTCAACCCGCTCCAACTAAAACTGGTAACAAATTCAGCCTCAGTGATATTGAGGGTGGTTACACCACACCAGTGGCTAACTCTACTCCAGCAGGCATTCCTCAACCAACTGGGTCGCCTGCTCCAGTTTCTACAGGTTCACGAGGTCAACCTAGTGGGGCTACAGAGTCTCCTTCGATGTTAGATAAGATAAGATCCTTCGTTAAGGATACTGAAATATTACCAGTAAACAAAGGTGCTCCAACGAAAGAAGCTAGCCCTACGGGTAAATACTTGGGTGGGCTAATGGACAATTTTGTGGGTAATGTACAGAAAGATATAGGGATGTTGGCCACCGCTAAGGCTAAAACCAGAGAGTGGGCAGGTATAGATGGATTGTTAATTAAAAACGAAGCTCTAAAGAGTTTTGGGAATGAGGCTATTAAAACAGGTGCTGACCAAGCTGCCGAAGCCATGACGCACCTAGACCCCGTGAGTGGATTCTTGTCGACGCCTAGCGGGATGATGACTGCGGCAGGCGGTGGGGCATTAGCTCTTACAGCTAGGGCCACGGCATTAGGGGTTGCTGCGGCTGAAGGAGCGTCTTTAACTGCGCCTAAGTTATTTTTGGAGACCGTAAAAAACCTAGGGAGGATGACCCCATCATTATTGGCGATGGGTGCAACCGGGGCCGGTAGTGACTATATGTTAAATAAAACAGTGGTACAACCTGCATGGCCAGTTCATGAAAATGAAAAAGGGGAACCGATTATAAACACACCTGAGGATGCAGAAAATTATGCAATGAACTCCATGATTAGGGGGCTTGGCGGCATGGTAACAGGTGGGATAACTAGTCTTGCAGCAAAGGGAACTAAGTATCTCATGAACGCAAATAGCCTAGCGAACAGGTTAAACAGAGTCAACCTGGATGCTGGTGACCCGCTGGGGAAAATGGCAGACTTCGCTAAAAGTTCACAGACCGTGGCAAAGGAGTTTGGTAGTATACACGCTAACTCCACCGCTAACCATGAGGGCTTAGTCCACTCTGATATAATGAACCTAAATACTGACACCGCAAAAAACATTGATAAATTTATGGGGGAGCTCTCCACACAGTCCACTCCTGTGACACCAGAGCAGGTAACAAAATTAAAAGCTCTCGGTGACCATGTAAAAACATTATATACAGCAAATGAAGATGGAACGTTCAGCAATGTTCCAGCAAAGGAAATGCACGATAATATTGGTGCAATAATCAACAATTATAAAGAAGGCAATTATGGCCCTGGTGTAATTAAGGAGTTTGCAGACAACATCGTTAACAACAATATACTCGGTAAAACTGGCAGCCCGCTATACGAGGCTCAGCACGCGTACTCACGAGGGGAGGCGATACCACCTGAGTTAGAAGCTAAGATTAAAGCTTCTTTCGATAGCCCAGAACAAGGAGCCGCCGCAATGCAATGGTTAAAACAGAATGGGACACTGCAGGGGATTAGTGAGAATATAAAAGCGGGCAAAGTTATAGACCCAGAACACCCCTTAATGGAGCAACTTAAGGGGGTTGTGTTCCCCAGTGTCTCAGCTGAGGCTGACTTCCATACTTTACTTAACCAGCATAATGCGAGTATTTACGCCAAAGGGTTAGATGATAAATACGCTACTCAATTAGCTACCGTCAATTCCGATACTCCGATTGATTTATCTGATGTGAGCAAGATAGCGCTAGAGGTAAAAGCCAACCCGACAAGGATTGCTGGGACAGATGATTACAACCCAGCTTTCCCTGCGAAGTATCACTCCTCTATAGAGGGTGAACACCGCGCGCAAGGAAGTGCAATGGGGACCAGCTTTGAAGTCGCACACGAGGGGATGAAAGACCTTAAAGTTACAAGTGAGGACGAGTTCGTGAATATGGTAGATAAAACCATTACCGCAATGAGACAAGTTAATACAGTAGTCCATGACCTGAATGGGGCTATCGCGGGGTTTAATCCGTTGCAGGAGCAAACAGCAAAAGGGGAGACCCAGCTTAGACGGACCGTGGAAGGAATGGACCCTTTAACCAAAGGTATCATTGGCGACGGGATTGACCTGACGGCCCTAGAGGGGTTGGATCCGCACAATCGTGCGATAGTTGAAAATCAATTAAAGGCTGTCGAGGGTTTAACCAAGCCATCTAGCTTTAGACCTGACAACTACTTCCAGCTGCTCAAGGGTTTACGTGACGGGTTGATACACGGGGCAGGGGCGAATGAAACTGGCAGCCTCCCGAACCCAACGGTTGTTAAATTTCTCAACGGCGCTGCGAAGGTTCTATCCAACCATATAAACGAGATGGAAGAAGGCGCTGCGGTGAGAGCCTTGACTCATTATACAACCATGGATGCTGACACTGCGGCAAGAATACATCAAATGTCGCGGGAGGATTACGGACTTAAAGCCGGAGCTCAGCAGAATTTTCAGCAAGGGGTTGGGGTTAAGCACAGCATGGATGAGGGTAGGGTTGAAACTAAGGTTAACCAAACTGTTAAAGAAATCCTTAAAGATGAGACAAGCTTTCATGACTGGTTGAATGGCCAAGGTTTAACTCAAAAAGCCACACGTGGTGGGCAAAAAATATCCAATGAGTATAAAGGAGTCGACAGCACCAATGGGGAAATGTACTTAGATCAGTTAGCTAGAAGTTTTCCAGACAATGAAGGATTACAGAAAAAAATTTTGTCCATGAAAACCGGCGAGCTGCAAAACTACTCGCTAAACAACGCCACGCTGAACCACAAAATTTTGACTGTAGCCGCGAAAGAACACCCTGAGTATTTTGAAGAAGGTTTGTCTAGTAAACTAGGCGCGCCTGCCCTAGACCACATTATAGAAGTGGCTGGTAAATCCAACAGTTTTGCGGCGGCAGTAAGAGCTAACCCAAGGATAGCCAAGCTATTATACGGCGACAAGGGCAATCTAAGAACCCATGCTGAGGTGGGGCAGATATTGGTTAATGCTCCAGGATCGGCTAACATAGGTAGCAACGATGAAATACGCGAAATGCTTCAAAAACTTCAAGGGTACAAAGGTCTGGAAGATTTGCATAGTGTGGCCATGGAGCCTGCAGTAAGGGCCTATCATACCGCGCGAATAGAGATCAACAAAGCTCAAGGCGGCAACGAGGAGGCTGTCAAAAAAGCGCTAGAAGGCTGGATGTCGAATGACCGCCCAGTAACCCCTTCATTGGCGTTTAAGAATCCCGCCGCCGACATCCCTGCATTCAAAATCCCAGTGTTTTTTCACGGAGGCAAGGACATGAGGACGTCTAGTGTCGCTATTAAAAATGACTTGGAGCAACAGATTGGGCACATTAGGAAATCTGATATTAATACATCTCCAGAGCAAAGAGCTAAAGATATAATAACTCTGGCTGAAGCAGTTAAACCGGTTGGTATTGGTAAACAATATGTACCGGCTATAAAACAAACCTCTGATCAAAGTGAAGAGGCTGTCCAAAGAATGACCACCGCGGCCATTGATGCGCAGGCAGCCAAAACCAAGTTAGAATGGGCCAAGAAGTTTACTAAGGACACGGTGTTTGGCAATGCACTTGGTTATGCTTTTGGTACTCATAGCATGGTGGAGAACCTTGCCCTCGGTTTGATGATGGATAAATCTGGTGTAGCTGGGAAGAGAAAAATGGCAGAGAAAATCACTGAATCAGTGAGAACCGCAGCTAATTTAAAAAGACTAGGTGAACTAAGTAAACAACGTACACTTAATAGCGCAGGCGTGGCAGGTGCTACAATGGTGGGTTCTGAATTAAATAGGAGATAATTATGGCTAGAGATTATAGTAAAGAGAAGGGCTACAATAGCAGCCCTGAACAGAAGGCGAACCGAGCCACCAGAGGTCGGGCTCGGTATGCAATGATTAAGGCAGGGAAGGCGAAGGTCGGCGACGGGAAAGATGTGGATCATAAGAAGCCGATTGTGAAGGGGGGAGGTAACCAACCGAGTAATCTAAGGATGGTGTCCCCGAGTAAGAATCGTTCATTTGCGAGAACTAAGAAAGCGGGGATGAAGTAACCTCTTTTAAAACAGGTGGGATTTGATAAATCTCATCTGGTTCCACATATTCCAAGTCGCCAGATTGTCCGATGAAGACCTTGCCTTTTTTGAGTAAGGTTCGGATAATATCTTTTTCTGACAGTTTCATACGTGCCTCTTCCATAACTTCAGCCCGACCTTTATGGTCAATGAAGTTCCAGATGCAGCTCTTGGTTAACAACTTACAATATAGGTTATGACGAATGGCTGTCTCCAAGGTTACCGCTGCATACTTATCTCGCTCGGTTATTGTTTGTACGGTCTTCGCCCACTCGGTTAAAAACGTAGTGATTAAACCACGTTGAATATACCTGATTTTGATTGGGGTGTTCGATGGGATGTTATTAACCGTTCGCCACATCTGAGTTTCCTCATCCCTGTGACACATTGGTAGGATTTGGTTATCCAGCACCTTCTCACACGCAACTCGGATATTGCTGAGGTTAGCATCCTCATGCATGATTTCATAGCTAAAGGTTAACCGATGGATCAATGGTAAATATTCAATCGCAGTCTCCAGTGTAAACGTGTTATCGATTGCCTTCTTTTGAAGCTCTGCCAGTAAAACTAAATTACTCCAAAATTCAATACGTTTAACTCTGTTGCGATGGATACGAGGACAATATTTTTTTCTTGGTTTTTTATTTGTTGCCATAATTAAGCTCTCTTCCATCTAAGAAATTTTGTACCGCGCGGTCTCCCCAACTTGAGACACGTTGCAGGCCTCGGTGCAGATCCCACCACGCTTCATGCATATCAACCTTCTTACTGTTACCTCGGCAATTGCCGCAAGAAGCCTTGTTAAGATAAGTCGCTATCTCACTCATAAAAACACTGTTTCCGCTTACTGATGGGTGCTCGGCCAATTCTTTCACTTTATCAAGGCTTGACTTCGGTTGCGCATGAACCTGTACTTCAAGTTTTCCGCTAACTATTAAAGGGTACTTTGGCAAAGCTCCGTTGTTCAATTGTTCTATTTTCTCTAAAATAATCTGATGGACATCTTGCACCGCTATATCATCGTCAGTAAATTCATACCTAACTCTTAATTTAACTAGGTCGATTAACGCTGTGTAGATAGTCTCCCTAGAATAAGGACAGCTTACTTTGATCATGGATTTGTACCCCCCCCACCGCTGGGCAATTGTGCTCGTTCCGAACATGAGCCACCGTCGGGGCTCTATCCACCCACCGCTGTACTTGTAACGAGATCTTATTTTGGATAATAGCGCATCTGTATTCATGTTAACTTCCTTTAATTTTGTTGTTAATTGTTAAATGCCACTTCTCACTGCGCGATCCCCAACGGAGGTTACGAAGTGAACAGTTAGTGAAGTCCCCATCAATATAGATAACCACCTCCCCCCGCTCAGGTAATCTTACGAAAGCTTTGAGGACTTCGCAGGCTACGAGTAATCGTACTGGTTTGTTATCTCTAGTGGTGGAGATTTTAAGTTGGTTTTGTTTGCCAACTTGAACTTTAAGGGTTCTTCCTGTGTAGATAGATCGAATGGTTCCATCTGAGCTAACAGTGTAATCCATTGGATAATCGACTAGGGGTTTGGTTTTAAGTTTAATGTTTGACATGGTTTTACCTCTTATGTTATGATATTGAATTGAACTTACCTTTCAATACCACCTAAATACGCCGTCGCCTTTACACTTCGGCGTATTTATTATTTAGCCTTGTCTGCACAAAACTTCTGCCACCGGCCTACGGGGTCACCACTATAGCTCGCCAGCGCACTAATAACTAATTCGACATCTCGGTTAAACCGAGTTGACGATTTGAAATGATATGCGGCTTTATCTGCGCTCAAAGACAAATCCACAATAGTCTCCACCCCAAACAAATCTAACTTACCCTTTCTTTTGCTACCACTTAACGCATTAAACGCCACGGAGTTAGCCGTCATGTCAACTCGGTGAACCGAGCCCACAAAGCTCAAGTAGAATAATAGTTCAACTAATTTAAAACTAATGTCCAACATAATTAAACGGGCGGTGGGTTCATCACTTAACCGCACCGCAAACAAGCGTTGCATATCGCCATTGACGACTTTGTATAACTCGGCTATGCGTTGTTCCGCAGCCGTAATCTCGGCAGTGCTGGTGGTGTCTAAAACCCCAGCAGGGGCACATAAATAATACATCTTTACTTATCCTCTACAAAAAAATCACAAGTGTCCGTCTCGTAAACGAAATCAGCACACTTCTTGCTCGCATCATTAGTGCACACTAAATCACTTATCTCATTTAGCATACCGTAGAAACAATTTTTACAAATCACTTTTAATCTTTCTTAAACAACGTTTCAATATAGAACCTAAACTCACTAAGAGTTTCCATGCAGTCCGCGACCGCAGTATGACCAAAGGTTTTATTATCCTCCACTCGCTTTGCTATTTCCGGTCGGAAAATCTGCAGCATGATATGGATGGTGGATACGTCGATCAATCGGCGATATAATAAACCTGTCACTTTTGGCATGTGAACCGATAACCAATGCTGATCGAAGTAAACCGAGTTATTAATTAAGTACCGGCGACCTTCAGGTGCATGTGATTTGATGAACTCTTCAATCATTAATTGAGCGGCGTCTACAGATAGGAGGCTCTCAGTACATCTTTCCCATAGCCCGCTCTTGTGGTGCATATCAGTAACGAATTTATCACATAGTCCTGCTAAGGTTGATTCGGGGACATTGATGTCCACCTCCATTGAGTCAATTGGGTTAAACCGCTCGTCTAAGGCGACTATGCCAACACTAAGTAAGGCACCAAAATGGGGGTCAATGCCTGTGGTTTCTACGTCAATAATAAAGAATGATTTTTGCATGTTATTTCCTATGAAACAAAGCAGGATAGTCTGCTTTTGAGATTAAAAAGAAAGGCCACAATGGCCAATCTTATTGTAGACCTTGTTGGGTCACGGTCATGCGGACATTGCTGCCTGCATCGATAGAATTAATAACCACCTTTAAGGCGCAAGTTGTTTCAGATAAACTAAAGTCTTGGCTGGTGGTGATCCCTGACATTTCTGGGACAGGTAACCAGATGTCATCTGCTGCCGCCTGATCTTGGTTTATATAAGTGAACACGTTAAACGCAGTTTGATACACGGAGTAATTAGCTACTCCGCTGACCGCAGTTTGCAGTGACATGGAAAATTGTGGACGGTTAACATCCAGAGGGATAACTTTAGTCCCTGCGGCGTTAAATGTGTAGACTGGTGACTTCACGGGGTGATCTCCTTAATTAGTTCGTCGGATACATTGTTAGTAAAACCATCGGTATTATACTCTTTTGATGTGAGGATCGGGGGCAATCTTCGCCATGTACCGATAGATAGGTTGTCCTGTAGGCTAGATGTCTGTTCATAGTAGTACACATTCCCATCGTCACCAATACCAGTGAACACCTTGGTTAACCCCGTGGGGGTGTTGGTTAAGGCGACTGCGATAGATGTAAGCTTGACTTTAAGTGTTGTCATTGTAAACCTCCTTGAGTATTAACTAAATTTAACTCCTTCATCATTTGTTCAGGTACATTCACTGTGATGGCATCCGATGTGATTTTAGGCACTTCAGCGCCACGTTGGGTTAACAGTAACCCCGTTGCCAGGAATGCACGATGTCGGACGAAGGCATTCGATGGTAACGACTCCAGTTCAGCGATGAGACTTCGGAATGGATGTTGGCAGTCGCTGCAGTATCTTTGGAACTCAGCATATGATACAGATAGCTTACCTCCAATAGGTGAATCAGCTGCGTGCCGTGCGTCATAGAAGTACTCAATTCTACCAAACAAGGATTCATCAGGGCAAGTCCCGTCACTCTCTTTTGTCATTAAGAATGTTTGAACCTTAGCAAATTTGCCGCTGTTCTTCGCCACGAAGTTGGTTAATACATCCCATGCCGATACACGATGTTCCACGTAGGAGCGCCGTCTATCCTCGATCACATTGTTAATATGTTTAAAGATATAATCGATAGGCATACTTTCATCAATGATGCCGAGGTCACGGGCGATATTTGCGCCAACCCATGATGTTAACACGGTAGCCTCGATAAACCGCTCTGCCCCAGTAAACGAAAAATTGTATTTCTTGGTGTACGCGTCTGACGCGTTATCTAACTCGGTCTGCAAATCACCCTTCTTATTCATTGCCACCAAATGTTTTAAATATATTTCGCCAGCGACCCCGTAGTTACGCGCCGCTGCCATGTTAATCATCTTACCATATTGGGCGATTGACTTGGTTTTAGACAGATTTAACTCTAATATCCGTTGTTTTTCACCCTCGGTTGACTGCGAGAACTCACCTAACTTATCATAGAATGAGCAGTTACTTGATGTATAGATACCCGTGTTCCACATAGCCGTTTCTTTAGTGGTGGCATCGCGGTTTAAACGACCTCGTTCTTTACCGCCTGACACAAAGTAAACGAATTGGGATATGCGCTCACCGCTCCATATTGAAACCTCTTCAACGTATCCCGGCAAGTTATTAAGTGTGCCGAGTTTATTGAAGATGGTATTTTCAGTGTCTTTCGCTGTAAACATTAATTCTTTTGGGTTACCATAGATGGAATTAATTAATAATCCAACCGTTGACTTCCCTGTCCCAGAATCAGGTGAGTACAGATTAACCACCGCCCCATTAATATCCATGAAGTTTAATAAGGGACTGCCAAATCCACAGAGGAACGCGAAAGCATGGTTAACCAACTCCTTGAGCCTAAACACATTAGTGGTCTTAACCCAGTCATCTATGTTACCAATTGACGTACACGCCTTAAATATGGTATCGCTAGAGTTCTTTGGTTTAACCAATTGTGTCTTACCTGATGGCATGAACATTTTATCGCCTAGAACAAACGAGTCATCGTGCCATCCCATATTCCGCACAATTACGCCCGGGTGCATGGGGTGTTCTAAGTTAGGCAAGATAACCTCGCCCGCACAGCTTGGCTTTGACATGAGCAAAGTTGACTATGTGATCGATGTAAGCATGGATGACCTCGCAGATCTGCCACCCTCTCCACCAATGGAGGCGTCACATGCATGTGACATTGACGATGAGGGTTACAATGAAGACGAGGTGGGACCTCTTGACCCACCAGTTAAAGTGGACTTTTGGGCAGATGCCAAGAAGGTTATCCCAGCCGGTTACAGCATTGACCCCGAGGGGAGAATATGGATGATGGGCGGCGACGATGCAGCCTTAGTGGCGGATCGGGCGGTTTATGTGTCCGATGCAAACAAATTCAGCTCGGTCACAGAGTCGCAAATTATGATAACACTCGCTGTTTACGATAGAAAACGCAATGGGTCATTCCACGATGTACCCATTAATATCCTAAGCGGCGCAACAAAAGGAGGTGATACTTTGGCTAGTAAACTTGCAAATGCAGGGTTCGTTATGAAAGGGGCTAAGCACATTAAAATGGTGCAGGATTACTTAGGCTTGTGTGCACAGCATTACATAGATGAAATGGCTCCGGGCGTAATTG